AATTAAGCTATCGCCTTTTAAAAACTTCTCTACATCCTTAGTTTGCTTATCTGTCAGGTGCTCTAACGCGACTAATAGTTTTTTAAATTGTGCTGGTATCATAACAAAACACTCGATTACTGATGTTATATACAGTATAGCAACAATTTAAGGGAACATAGCCAAAAGATTAAGCACCTCTACCTCAAAAGACAAGGTTCCTATGCCGTAACATATAAAAATAACATTCATCGCCAATAGCTGAATTGCTAAAATACTAAGCAACCCATACCCATAATGCTTCTTTAAACTATTGTCATTTTCTTTGCTGTCATTATCTAATTGATGAGTGCGAACATTTTCTTTTTCGTGTTCAATTTCAAGGTGGTTAACATTAGTGAGTTTTGCCGAAGATATCTTAGCAGAGCCTACAGATACAGAAGCACTGGTTGAAACACGCTCAGCAAGTAACTTTTCTATTTGGCTAAGTGCTTCTGATTTTGAAGGTTGCTGTGGCTCTATCATTAACTACTTATCTAAATATTTAATTCTATAAATGGCTGCGCTATTAGACACGCCAAACCTTTCGGCAACAGGTAAAACCTTTGCCATAGAAACATTATCATTAGACTCAATTTGTTGTATGTCGTCGGTAATTGCACTAAGCACAGCGTTAACTTCACCGCGAGGCATAAGTAATTCAGCGGCAAAATCATCCGCGAAAAGTTCACTTTCTGATTTTTTTTCTTGAACGGTTGCTGTGCGAAAGTCTACATATTCATAGGCGTTTCTATGATCCGCACTGCTAAAGAATATACGCTCAATATAATGACCAATCTCATGCGCGCAGGTAAAGCGTTTACGTGTAACAGAATCGTTTTGATTTAACAAAACAACTGGATCTTCACCCTCTTTTTTTATTAAAGCGCCAGACACATCAGTAGGTAATTGCCCTTCTACAACATTAATACCTAATTCAGAAGCAAGCACAGCAGGATCAACAGGAAGTGACTTCCCTTTGTCTGTCCACAGGTTCTTTAATAGAGATGTTGCTGCTATTTCTGCACTATTCATAGTCGTTTGTTATTACCGATATTGATGTTTACTTGGAGAACTTTAATGAATAAAAGTTCAAAATTGATTCTAATACATTACAATAATGATGCTAATAATTATAGCTTATTACGTAACATTTTGTGTATTTAATAGCGTTTAACGCCTGTTTAATACAGGTTTAACGCCTTAAATCATATTAGGGTGCGCATATTACAGCAAAATGACAATTAAATGAAGTTCAATAGCGTTAGCTATAAACCAAACCTTATAATGCAGATTTTCAATTTAGGTTGTTGTTAGACTAACCATTCAAAAAATCATCGACGGTTTTATAGTCACTCTCTTAGTTTTTTTTGCCACCAATTGATCCTCAATTTTTCGACCGAAACTTTCAACTTTACCGGGGAATAATTCACCCGTAAAATATTCCAACTCTTGTTTTCCTATTAACTCATCTTCGCTGTTCCAGAAATATGCCTTGGAACTAGAGGCTTTTATTGTTTTAGTACCATTATATTTATAGCTTCCAAATAAAGCTAAATCACCGTCGCTTGATTTTGAAATTTTCAGATTATTAAAAGTAATGTTTTTTTGTAAATGCTCAAACGCATTGTTAATTCTAGCTATTTTAGTCGCATCTTTAATAAAGTTATTAATGGAATACATGGATTCATCTGGATTAAGTTTAATAATTTCATCTCTAACATCCGAGACCTTAACTATGTTCTTTTCAATACCTTTAGCCATGTCGAGTAGTTTTTCAAAGTCATGTTTTGAATAGTGAGACAAAGCTAATATGCTTAATTCATCTGGCATAAGTGATGAAATGCTTTCTTCTAATTTTATTATTTTATTACGGATATCTCGTTGTTTTTTTATTGATGCTAGATTTACAAAAATTTTATCCTTGCGAATTTCATAGGTACTTTCATGCTCATTAAACTTTAATTTAGATGCATCAAAAAGCTTGTTTTTGTAGGCTGAGTAAATATTGTCTAGTTTTTCTTTATAGTGTTGAGGAATATCATTGAACCAATAAAGTTCATCAAGCACAGAAGGGTAGCGAGTAACTATAACTATCTCTTCACTTGTAGCACTTTTTACTTTTGATGCAACATGTTTTTTTAAATATGCTTCTATTTCAAAGTATTTGCTAGTAGGTTCTAAATATATTTGGTTAGGAACACCCCATAAACTCTCAAACTCGCTTTTTGAATAAATCAACTTGTCTTCGTCTGAAAGGTGATTGTAATTAGGGGTTGCATGAAAGTTCAAAACACGTTGTTGTATATCAATTTTTTTACTGTCAGCTGGCTCAACAGGTGAGCAAGCCATGAGGTAAAAAGTTATAGCTAAAATAATAAAACTTAATTTCATGTGATTTCCTTCCTTTTTCATCTTTTCCATAAACACCAACCCCAATTAAGCCTCTAAAAAAGCCCCTCTTAATCCATAACCAACTTTTTTTAAGCCTTTAAAATACCCCTTGCTCAACAAAGTCTTGTCAGCGTTTTGCCACTGAAATACAAGCATTGTAGATTTTCTGACAACTATAAAAAATCATAGATACTAGTTAACGATTGTTTATATCAAAAAGAAGGCATTAATTTTTAAAATAGTCACCTTTTTGTTTTTATTTTCACTGTTATAAATTAACTTGTTTTTGCTTTAACGATTAAAGCGCATTAATTAACCCAAGGAGTTACCGTATATGAACAAGAGTATTGAGGATCAAAACCACAAATTAGCTGTATTAGAGCTTGTTTATGAAGAACTTGGCTCAACCAACGAGCTTACCGAAAAACTAATAGTCTTTGCTAAAGAGCTATTAAACCAACTGCATAGCGAATAGCTTTAACATATCGTCAAAATGAACTTTACCTATAGCATCGCGCGAGTTATAGGGTTGCTCTGCCGACAACTTAATATAAACAGGTAGCATTTTATCTATCAATACATCGTTGGTTACGTCTAATTTAGCCGCCATCAATGCAGTATTTATACGAGTGATCATCACTCTTAATTCAGCATTATCAACATCTGAATGCACGTTATTGTGTGCTTGTTTGGTTACAACCTGCTCTTCTCTTATATTTCTAACGCCTTTTAAAACATAAAAGACATCAACGCCCATTTCATCAGCAGCAACAATATAATTAGCATCTGGTTTGCGCTTATCTTTTTCATAGTTTGTTTGGGTGTTTTTACTTACTCCACACTGTTCTGCAAAATCAATTGAGCTTACACCAAGTCGCCCTCTCTCTTCCTTTAATCTTGACCCTAAACTATCAGACATACGCAATAAATCACAATTATGTGTGATTAAGTTACAATGAAAATCAATAACTTAAACATTTAAGCACAAATAATTAAGACCCTTCTGTTGTGTGTCACACATTTGTGTGATTTAATCTAACCATCTTAAACAAAAGCGTTTGATTTCCACCCGTCAAAGTAATTTCAAACGCTCACCAATAACCACAGGATAATACTATGAATACCCAAAAAAACAACCCCATGACTGCCGAAGACATCAAAGAAGCGCTACTTAAAGTGCACCCTAATTTAACCCTTGCCCTGTTTGCTAAAGAGGCAGGCATTGCGGGCACCACCCTTAGCAACCTTATTCACCGCCGCTTTACCAGTAAACGCGTGGCATTGTTATTGTGTAAAACCTTGCAAAAAACCCCTCAAGAAGTGTTTCCCGATGTACCCATGTATTCAGCGCCAACTGGTAGCGATGAAGACGCTAAAAACATCATTAAACAACGCTTAAACGCTTAGGGGGCAGTGATGACTACCAATAATAAATACACCACTAGCCCACGTATTGCCCAAGCATTACACACGGGTGTTATTAGTAACGAACAAGCCACGCTATTGCATAACTATTTTAACGTGTGTGAATACCATCAAGTTGAAGCACGTAATGCGTTAATGACTAATGCGCTTTTTAATGCCATGCGCGCCATTGACAATATGCCTAGTGAAAAACCACCAGAGCAACTAAAAGGCGAGTTTTATATTCGCAAATATAAACGCGAGCAAGCACAAGATGATTTTCTCGAATGCGATCCAGCATTTGATATTAGCTTTGCTAACCCCAAAAAACGCTTACAGCATAATGCTGAATTAATCAGTACCGCTAAGCTTAATTTCGCCATTGCGCAAGTGAAGAATGCATTGCGTTATGCATTGCATCAGCCAGCGCTATTATCATGTCAGCTAAGTAATCATCCTTGTTTTCCTCTGTTATTCCGTCAAGCTCAGCGCCATCAATCATCGGATAACCTAATTGATCAATTAGTGAATAGCACATCCCCGCATTCACAATTACACGAATTAGCCGACCAGTTAAAGGTTGCTTTACCTGTGCTTGCGGCAAGTTTTGAAAACCAGAGTGGCCTAAGCGAAGTATGGCTAAAAGCTTGCCTTTCGTTATTGAAGCATCCTTTGCCTTATGCGCTGTTAAATAATCTGCAAGCACAGCCTTTTTCTGCGCAGGTGTTAGCAAGCTATCAATCGCCTGTTGCCAAGCAACAAGCTCGTCGTGCAAAAGCTGGTAATAAATTGACTTGCCTTGGCTGTTTACTGTGCCGTGTGCGCTCATGTTTTTTTCTCCGTGGTTTGTTTAATAAGAAGCAAAAGTTGAAACAAGCTTAACAAAGCAACAAGCACAATTAACCAGTAAAAATTAATTGTTTTTTACCCTTGAGGCCCTAAACCAAACGTGTTGGGAGAATAACCATGAGCTTACTTAGCACCATTAGCCAATTAACCAGTGGCCAATACATTGAATTAGTACAAGCACTCGACGGCCGCGAAAGCTACTTGCAAGGAAAAATAGCCGAGCAACAAGCCAGCAGTGCTACCGCTACCGATAATGTTGACGTACTCGACAGCCAATATTTTACCGACTGTTTACGCCACCTAATTCAACTGCGTAAAACGCTAGAGGCATAACCATGCAACAAGATTTTTTTGAAAGCCTACAGCACGACCCACTAGAGGCAGAGAACGCGCCGCATTTAGATTTGTCGTTAGATGTTACTCAAATCATTAACCAGTGCATTCGTAATAGCCCACTGTCGCGTGAGCAAATTATCGACCGCATGAATTTATGCCTGCGCGACAGCGACAAAACGGTAAGCAAAAACGCCTTTAACAAATGGTTAAGCCCCAGCCAAGCCAATGCCATACCGTTTTGGGTGGTTAGCGCTTTTTGTTGGGCCGCACAAACCGATGCCCCGTTTAAAGTGGCATTACAACCCATTGGTAGAAAAGTAGTAGACCTACGCGGCGATACCCTGCGCGAGTTAACCGAAAAACGCTTACAAGCCAGTGAGCAAATAAAACAAGCCAAGGCGCTAGAAAAACAAATGCAGCAAATGTTAGAAGGTAAGTATTAATGAGTAAGTCGCTAACACCCCATAGCCCCGCACAACACCCGATAACCGCGCAAATACTGGCACAAGTAAAAGCCATTGACATCACCTTGCCTGAATCGGTAGATGACAAATGGGCTGAGATTGAGCAAAAAGAAATAGCCCTGGCGATACATATTGCCGAGTTAGGTTATCGCTACATGGATTTGCGTGAAGCGGTGGGACATGGTGAATTTTTAAAAGCCCTTGAAGCGCGAGGCATAGAAAGACGTACGGTTAATAGATATATAAACATCGCTAAATTCTTTATGGAAGCACCAGAATCAAATGGGATCGCGCTGTCCCATTTGAAACCAACGCAAATAGGCATACTTGCCAAATTACCAGAGCAAGAAAAACAAGCGCTAACACCTGAAAAAATAGAAGCATATGCGCCAATGACTACCCGTGCGCTTGAAGCCGAAGTGAAACAACTACGCCTAGCTTTTGACGAACAAAACAACCTAATTACCGAAAACCAACGCTTAAAGCAACAACTAGAGCAAACCGAATTAGCACGTACCGAGGCCATTAACATGCTTAACCACGAACAAAACAGTAAAAGCCCTGAGCGTAAATATGGTATGCCGCCCACCGTAGCCCATACCCGTGAACGTGCTTTGGTCTTGCACGACATACTTAGCCAGTGCGTTGGTGAGGTAAACCATGAAATTAAAAAATGCACCCAGTCAGGGCTTGAGGTTGAGCAGTCTAAAGACTGTGCTTTAGCCCTGTATTACAGCCTAAGTGCGCCCATTATTCATTTAGCTAAAAAGCTAGAGCAACTGGTAAACAGTTATGGCGAAGACGTACTGCAAGCGCCTGAGAATATGCCTATTTTTAGCGATGAAGAACTCGAAACCGCCTTTAAACATGCCGACACTATTCGTGGTGCCATTTTTGTTAACCGTAAAGCATAACCACAAAAACAATTAAGGGAACAACCATGCACCCAGCCGTAATTAAATTTAAGCACTTAGTGGCAGAAAACCAAGATGCTAACACCTGGTTAAATGCCACCGACAAACAAAAGAAAATAGCCCTTGCCCGTAAAGTATTCATTAGTGAATTAACGCTACTATTAACTGAACTGCCTTTTTCACAAGCGGTGAAACAGCTTAAAAGTCACATGCAACGCGACAACAACAGTGCGCAACGCATTAATGCTTTAGCGCTATTAAAATATAAAACCCCCAGCACTAATACCTTAAAAAATTGGATTAACGCCTTTGAAAAAGAGGGGTTGGTTGGCTTACTGCCTAAACACAAAGGCTCTGAGCGCAAAAGCTATGGTTGGGAAGCATTAGCTATAGAGTTATACCATCGTCCACAACAACCCAGTATGAAAAAAGTAGCACGTCAGCTCCGTGAAGATCATGGTTATGCCACGGCGACTAATCACAATATTTGGTATTTTTTAAACCAATTACCCGCAGAACTAGGTGACAAGTCACCTTATCGTATGGGCACCAAGTTACACCGCGACAGTCAACGCATGTTTAACCTACGCCATACTGAAAACTTAAAAGCCGGTGACTTATATCAAGGTGATGGCCATACCATTGACGTATACCTAAAACACCCAAGCACGGGTAAATTATGGCGCGCCGAGCTTACCGTATTTCAAGACTGGAAAACCCGTTACATTGTTGGTTGGTATATTTCAAATGCCGAAAGTGCTGTAACAACTATGGCAGCTTTAAGCCACGCTATGGGGTCGTTTAACCATGTACCGCTCATTTTGTATATAGACAATGGCTGTGGTTATAAGTCAAAGCTGATGAATGACAAAACAGCAGGCTTTTACTCAAGCTTTGGTATTGACGTTATTTTTGCCATACCTGGCAATGCAAAAGCTAAAGGCAACGTAGAGCGTTTTTTTAGAGTGATGGAGGAAGACTTTAATAAAGACTTCGACACCTATTGCGGTAAAGACATGAGCAACGATATTGCTCGTCACTTTAGTAGCAAAAAAATGCACATTATGGCGCAAAAAGGCATTCATGTACCTAGCTTAGAAGAATGGTGTACTGGCTTTGAGGGCTGGTTAAACAAGTATCACAACCGTCCACACCCAGAATACAAAAACACCACTCCCGCTATTATGTGGGCACAGTTAGAACGTATTCCTGTACATGACACTAACCTATTAGTGAAACCTCGTGAACAAGTAAAAGTAGCCCGTGCCACTGTTAATTTGCATAGTCGCCGCTACCACATGGAGCACTTGCATCAGTTTAATGGCCAACAGCTAGTAGCAGAGTACGACTTACATAACGACAGCACTATTCGTTTGTTTGACTTAAAAGGCACTTATATATTAACGGCCAATTTAACCCATAAAAAAGCGGCTATTCCTACCAGTCGTATTGAACAGCAACGTATTGCTTCACTTAAAGCGAGTGAAAAACGCTTACAAAATAAAATTGAAGAAAACCGCTTGCGCCACAGCCCAACCCACAGCGAACACGAAAATCAACTTGATGCCCTTGAGTTGATTGAAGATGACGTGGCAACAGAAATTCTACCCGAGCAAGGCGAGCCAGAGTTTGATTTAGACGAACTGGATGAGTTTGATTTTGCCTTGCTAGATGACTAACACCTTTACAAGCACCACTTTTAACGACTAGCACTTTTAATTTTTAACACTAAACCCAAGGAATAATAACAATGGCTAAAGAACATATTGACTACCCACAAAGCTTTACGGCGTTTTATACCCCGCAAAACATGGTAGACGTAAAACGTATTATTGACTGGCTTAACGAAAGTAAAAGCCGTACCCAGTCACATTTAGTAAAGCAAATATCGTACTCACCCGCGTCAGTAAGTACGCTAATTAATGGCGTGCATCCTAAAGACCCAGCACCCGTTATTGATGTGATCATCCCTATTATTGAAGACACCATAATACCCGTTAAAGCAGGAGATTTTGTACAAACCAGTACTTACCGTTTAGTGGTTATGGCGTGTGATCGCGCCCGTGAATCGCAACGCTTTACCGTTATTGCGGGCTCACCGGGTGTGGGTAAAAGTACCGCTTTGCAACAGTACCGAAAAGATTTCCCTAGCACTATTTACATTGAGGGTAGTGAGTTTACTACGAGCTCAATGGTGTTAGACGAACTGATAGAAAAACTAGGCATTAAGTTAAGCGTTAAAAACACCAAAGGTCTTAAAGCCAAGGCGGTTATTAACAAGCTTAACGGCTCTAACCGTCTCATTATTTTAGATGAAGCCGATAAATGTGCCGCTGATGTATGTGATCCCCTACGTACTATTTCAGACCGAACGGGTTGCGGTGTGGTATTGGCAGGTAATCATCAATTACGTGAAAACATCATTTGCGGTAACAACCGTTACGACTTAATTAGTGACAGGGTGGTATTTTGGCCTGCCGCTATCAATGCTATTAGCCTTGAAGACTGTAGCCAGTTAATGCGCCCGTATTTTACTGACGACATGTTAGGTGAAGATTTTGATGTGCTGGTGAAGTATGCCCACGAACTAACCCGAGGCAGTGCTCGAAAACTGGTTAAGTCACTTATCCCTAGCGTAATGGTTTTTGTTAAACAAAGAAAAAAACATAACGACGAAGTGGCGATTGATTGTAAGTGGTTTCAAACCGCCGCTAAAAAACAAATGGGCATTCAAAACCCACCACCATTGCCTCAAAAAAGCTGTGCGGTGGCCATACCTGCTTAACCCTATTTTTAATTTAACTCATTTAACTAACCCGTAACAAAAGGTAACCCTTATGAAAGCAAAAAACGAAGTAACCATCGCTGAAACTAGCGTAATGCAAGCGCCTAAAGGCTTTGTGTTTAATGCCAGTGGCGACTTAATTAAAGAAAGCAATTTAACGCCCTTACAGCGTGAAGAAGATGCACTGTGTAAAACCTTGTTCCCTTTGGCACAAAGCTTAAACGAGCAAATGGCGATATTTAAATACACCAGTATGCACATGGTTGAACAAGTGATTGAGCGTTGCGTTAAAGAGCACAACATTCTTAAGCTTAAAAAAATTAAAGGCAATGTGCAGTTTATTAGCATTGACGGCTTAATAAAAATTCAACGCAGTATTGATGACCGTATCGAAATAAACAGCAACATTGAAGCCGCGCGTCAGTTGTTTGACCAATACCGCGATGTCATAAAACGAGAAGCGGGTGGCGATGCCCAGCAGTGGATAGACACCAGCTTTGAAACCAAAAACGGCAAAATGAGTACAGGTAAACTCATTGAAATTATGAATAAGGAAATTGACCATCCCATTTACCGCAAAGGCGTTGAAGCCTTACGTAAATCGCTGTTCGTTAGCGGCACTAAAGCTTATTTACGCTTTTATTACCGCGAGTCGTCTGATGTTGAATGGAAAACCCTGCCGCTACAGTTTTCCAGTATCGACGGTATTAATCCTGATGAACAAACGCCCGATGAAGAGCAAAACGTAAAAAATGAAAAAGTTCAAGAAAAAAGTAAAGCAAAAACTCAAGCGACAGCATAGCTGGCGCTTTCACACTGACTACCGCGCTCTGCGTGGTAGTCAACACCCGTCTTTAATGCGCTATTAAAGACACTTTAAATATCCTTTAAGGGGAATGTAAAAATGAATAAATCTCAATTAGTACACGCTATTGCAAACGAAGCTGACCTTTCAAAAGCACAGGCCGAACGCGCGTTAAATGCTTTCACCAAAACCGTAAGTGACGAACTGGCCAGCGGTGGTGATATAGCACTTATTGGCTTTGGCACATTCAGTGTTAGCGCCCGAGCGGCTCGTACAGGCCGTAACCCTAAAACGGGTGAGGCTTTACAAATTGCCGCAGCTAACGTACCTAAATTTAAAGCAGGTAAAGCCTTAAAAGATAGCTGTAACGGGTAAATTATTTAGCCCTCTAAAGCTTGGGCTTTAGAGGGCCAATCAAAGGAGAAAACCATGACTGCAAAAGTAGAAATAAACTGTGACGCTCATTGCTGCTTAAACAGTATTAGTAACGACACAACCACAGACGATGTACAAGCAACCCTAAAATGGCACAAGTGGCATAACGACCCCACCACTGATGAGTATCATTATTGTGACGACTGTTGGCCTGCAGTTAAACAAGAGTACGACGATATGAAGACCAAAGGAGAGTTAAGTTAATGACCATTAAAATTAGACGATTATTAAAAGCGGCACAAAATCAACTTGAATTAAGTGATGACGTATACCGTGACAACTTGTTTGAAATTACGGGTAAACGTAGCAGCACCGCGCTTAATTACCGTGAGTGTTTATCAGTATTAGAGCACTTTAAAAGTTTAGGTTACAGCCCCAACAAAAACCCACGTGAAGGGCAAATAAAACGTATTCAGTATTTATGGATCCGTTTAGGTGAGGCCAATAAAATTAATAATAAAAGCGTGAGAGCCATGCACAGTTTTTGCCGTAAGTTCACTGGCGATGTGTCGGTGTATAACGCCAAACGTGAGCAACTTAGCGCTTGCATTGAAGCGTTAAAAAGTTGGTGTAACCGTGAGCAGGTTAGTTTTAATGGGTAACGCCACCAATCCCATAGACTTACGCGCGTTGCCTTATCGCACGCGTTTAGTCGCCCAAATAATAGGGCTTGATGCTACTTATCGCTTGTTTGAAAAGTTCGCTCATAAAACCTTATATATTCCTGGCTCACTTAACCGCTCTGCCTTGGCAAATAAAGTAGGTGAAGCTGAGGCAATGGCGTTAATTGAGTTATGGCCAAACCAAAGCATTACCTTACCCAAGGTTGATAAAATGTTTCAGCAATGGCGTAACCATGAAATACTCGCTGAGCTTGGGCAGGGCAAGTTAACAGTAACCGACATTTGCGTTAAATATGATTTAACGCGCCAACGTATTAACCAAATAAAACATGAATATAGCGAGCCTAATAACCCAACCCACCTACCACCACAAAATTTAACCCTTGACCTTTCCCTATAAAATGGGCGAAGCTAATTAAGCACTTCGCCCATTCTTTCCGTAAAACATTTGACGTATAACCTCCCCATTTAATCTTTGCATACTGACACTTAGCGGTACTTTGCCGTATTCAATTTAAGTGGTGCAGTATGAAACAAACAGAGCAAAAACTTTATTACGGCTTAACCTCAAAAGAGCATGCCTTTGCGCTAGCCGAGCAAGTATGCGAGGCACTAGGTGGCGGTATTAATGCTGAATTAATGCTATTAGAAACCGCCTGCGCTGAAACACAATTAGGACAATTTGAAGATCCCACACCCAATGGTGCAGGTCGAGGCTTATGCCAATGCGACCACATTCCTTTTTATGATGTTATTTCTCGTACCCGTGGTAAACATATTACCGCTGTTAAAAATGCCTTTAACATTAATTTATACCGGGTTAAACACGAACAATTAAATGACGATCCACTACTGGCCTTTATTCTTTGTCGCTTACATTACAAATTAATTCCCGAGACTTTTCCTGAGCACCAACAAGGTCGCGCCCAGTATTGGAAAAAACACTATAACACCGTATTAGGTAAAGGCACGGTTGAGCATTACCTTGAGTCAGTTACCCGTGTATTAGGGGAAGCGTAATGGATATTTTAAACGTATTAAAAACCGTGGGTGTAGGCCTGTTATCTGCCACGCCATTGGGCGCGGCGGCTCTGCCTATTATTAATGCTTTTTTACCTGACGATAAACAGTTAACGGGTAACTCTTCAGGTGAAGACGCTAAAAAAGCCATTAATGATTTACCGCCCGAAGTAAGGCAACAAATAGCCCTTGCCAAAATAAACCTACAGGTAGAAGAAGAGCGCGGACAAACCAGCCGTTATCAAGCAATGAGCGCTGCAGACGGGCAAGAAACACGGGCAAAGTTAGTGAACAAAGCAATGAATTGTTTGATTGCTTTATCGCTTATTTTTGTTACTGCCGTGGCTTATGTGTATTCAACCCAAGGCGCACAAGCCGCCTTTAGTTATGAAATGGCAGCGGTGTTTATTACGGTATCAGGCACCTTTGCTTATGTGGTTAGGGCATATTTTGGCGACTTAAAAACCGAAACACAATCTCGTCATCAGGTAGAAAGTGGCAATCCGCCAATACCAACGGGTTTAGCAGGCATCATCAGCGCAGTAAGGGGTAAATAGTTAATGGAAGTGAATAATGAAACGATTATTAATATCTCTCAAACACTGGGTGAAATTAATGGCAAGTTAGACTCTATGGAAGCTCATGCAAAAGAGTTTCGTAAATTACAAGAAGAAAACAATAAAGCACTCTGGAAAAAACTTGATGAGCACTATGTGCGTATTCGTCATAACGAAACCAGTTTAGCGAAAAAAGCGGGATTAATTTCAGCGGCAACGGGTGTGGGCATCGCGTTAATTAGCGAGGCAATTAAGCAAGGGTTAGGTGGCTAAATGGCACGCGACCAAGAAAAACATGATGCGGTACGCCGTAGCTTTATTTGTGATCGACTAGCCCTTAAAACGGCTGCCGATTTACATGGTGTTGCCCCTGCAACGGCTGGACGTTGGAAAGTAAAAGCAAAAGAAAAAGGCGATTGCTGGGACAAGGCTCGCACGGCTTCTCGTCTTGCCCAAGGTGGCATTGGTGATTTGTCTATTCAAGTATTAGAAGACTTCACCATGCAATACAGCACCTTGATGGATGTATTAAAACATGCCGATATTGAGCCACTAGAAAAAGCCACTATCTTAACCAAGCTTGCCGAAAAAAAAAAAAAAATAACTAAAGCCGCAGGAGGCAGTGACAATCAAATTGGTCGCTTAAGTATTGCGATGGAAACCTTAGAGCTATTTGCTAAATTTTTAGGTGAGCGTTTTCCGCATACATTAGAAAGTTATGTGTTGGCATTAGAGCAGTTCGCTCCTGAGCTTAGCAAGCAGTACGGTTAACCTATGGCTGATTTAAAAGAAAAACAATTTCTTGAAGAGATAGCGCAGTTAACAGCAAAACTTCGCCAAGAAATAGACGCTAAAAAACGTAAATTGGATACCTCACCTAAGGCGATAATAAAACGTCGTAAACGGGTGCTGAGTGGTGATTTTGAGTTTTTTGTTTATACCTATTTCCCCCATCACATGTGGCTTGAGCGTGGGCAAAAACCCAGTGAGTTTCAAGGGCGTTTTTTTAAACGCTTTCCACAAGCGCTATTTAGTGATGATCCCGTAAGAGATTGGTATGCCGCCCCGCGTGGTGAGGGTAAATCAACCCTGCTAACTAAACTCGGCCCCCTTTTTGTTGCCGCGCTTGATTTGTGGCAACGACCTAATGTGCTGACCGAGCTAAACCTTAAGGCCCGTGACAAGCCTGATATTCACATTAACTATTTAATTGTGTTTGGCGCTGAAACCCGTATGCCTGCCAAACTACTTGAAGTGGTAAAAACTGAGTTGATTAACAACCCTCAATTACAGTTAGACTTTCCTGAAATATGTGGCGGTACTGGGCACTGGAAAATAGGCGAGTTTACCACCAGTAATGGCGTAACGATGGAAAGCCGAGGTATTAATCAAGCAGTTCGCGGCACCTTTAGCGGTGCCAATCGTCCACAGTTATTGCTTAGCGATGACATTATTACCGATAGCGAGGCAAAGTCTGCCACTGAGCGTGATAGCCGTTGGGATACGCTAGAAGCTGGTATTGATTATTTAGGGCCGCCTGATGGTAGTGTGAAGTTTATGGCTGTGAATACTGTGCTTCATCATGACGACCCGATTAGTCGGGCACGTAATAGCCCTGGGCACACGGTTTTTCATTTTAAAGCCTTGGTAGAAATGCCTCACAATATGGATTTATGGCATTTTTGTGAAGAGCTAATGCGTAATGACGATAAGCGTTACAAGTTAGAGATAGCCGCTAAAGATGGTTTTGCCAAATTAAAAGATTTTCCCAGTTATAAGTTTTGGTTAAAAAATAAAACCGCTATGAGCAAAGGTGCGGTAGTCAGTTGGCCGTGTGTTCGTGACTTATATACCATTATGGCGCTACGGGTTAAAAACCTGAAAGCCTTTAATAAAGAGATGCAGGGCATACCGCGCAGTGATGATGAATTGCTGTTTGATAAATTCGATTTTTGGGTAAACCGTTTACCCGAGTGGAAAACCTATGGTGCTTGTGACCCCAGTATGGGTAAGGGTGAAAGTGCCGATCCCTCATCTATTATTATTGGTCATTATCATCCACCAACCCGTAAAGGTCACATTGAGTATTGTGTGCGTAAACGCCGACAACCCTCATTGCTGTTAGCCGACATGATCAAGTTGCAAAAAGAGTTTAATCCCATCACGTGGGGCTTTGAAAACAACAATGCCTTTGAGTGGATGCGTAAATCGTTCGCCAATATGGCACTTGATCAAGAAGTCATTATGCCGTTAGTAGGTTGGACGGCCATTAAGTCTCAACAAGAATATATTGAGAGCTTAGAGCCGTTTATTACTGACTTAGATCCGAATATTTTATTTCATGCCCGGTGCAATGCACTGATAGAAGAAATGGGCACCTATCCCGATAAAGAAAGCCATCACCATTACGATGCTCTTGTTAGTTTGCATCTTTGGTGGGTAACCGCAGTTTCGCGTTCTGGTGGTATTCCACTGGCTCGCTCAGCTAAAACAAAAAGCAATGTTAATACAGCAGGTTTTGGACGATGAAAAAAACAAAAAGAGAGTTACTTGATAACAGTATTATTGAGCGTTTACATGATGACGTACTCGTTGGAATGATGCACGAATTGCCCGATACCGATGAGCTATTGCGCAAAGCAGGAGTTGATCAAGATGTCTATCGTGAAATACTGCAAGACCCGCATGTAATGGGTGAAGTACGCCAAATTTACAGCGCATTATTAGGCTTTAAATATGAGTTACAAGTAGGAGATGAATCAGCCAGTGCAACACAAGCGCTTGAGTTATGCCAAAGTCTTTTTAAACAACGTCCACATCCTACTATGCGTTGGAATGATTTATTTTGGTCTATTGGCAAAGCGCCATTAACAGGTAGACGGGTTCATGCTATTAACTGGCAAGAGCAAAACGGCAAGCTTATTCCTGCACAAATTAAAGATATTGATGCCCGTAAATACGGTTTTACTCACTTAGGCGAGTTGTTAATTAAAAGCATGGAAATACCACAAGGTGAAATAGCACCTGACATGCGCTTTTTAGTCACGCGCCACATGCCAGAAGCCACAAATCCGTATGGTTTGGCTATTTTAAGTTGTTGTTTTTGGAGTTGGATGTTTAAAAATGGCGGCTTAAAGTTCTTCGTGCGTTTTTGTGAGCGCTTTGGTCAACCGTTCCCCGTTGGAAAATACCCACAAGGCACACTTGAAAGTGATATTGATAAGCTTATTGAGTCATTACAGTCTTTAGTTGAAGATGCTGTTGCCGCCATTCCTGATGATAAAAGTATTGATTTATTAGAAGCAAAAACTAGTGGGCAACTCCCCCAAGAGCGTTTAGTGATGCTGATGAACCGCGAAATATCAAAAGCGTTAACCAGCCAAACAGCAGCAAGTGAGTTAACGGGTGATGGGGGCAGTAGAGCGGCTTCAGAAGTGCATCAAGGACGAAGCGATCAAAATGCTAAGGCGGATAGAACCTTAGTTGAAGATACCATGAACCAACTTTTTGAGTTTATTACCTTGGTTAATTTTGGTGAGCAAACACCATCGCCTACCTTTAAATACATTGATAAAAAACAGCTCAATAAAGAAGACGTTGATTTTATGCAGACAGCGGCAACCTTAGTGCCGATTAAAAAATCTGACATTTATAAACGTTTGAATTTGTCTGAGCCTGGGGCAGATGATGAGGTGGTTTTTATTGAAAACCCGCCACCGTTCATGCCTGACAATACGCTTGAAACACCGCTAGTAAAAGGCGAGTTTTCCAAGCATCAAGCCAATGGCGTTGATGATGACTGGACTGAAATAGATCAAACCATCAGTGACATTATCGACCAAATAAAAGCGGCCATTGATGAGGGTGAAACATTAGAGCAAGCTCTTGACGCCATTGTAGCGCTAGCGCCTGAGTTAGATAAAAGCGTGTTAAACGAGCTAGTCAGCCAAGAGCTAACATTAGCGTTAGGTAAAGGCTTACTTGATGCGAAGAATGACGAAATCGGCGAGCCTTAATAATGACTAACGTTAAAGATGGTAAGTTCGGTAATTTACCTTTTAAAGAGGCGATTGAGTTCTTTAAACAAAAGCTCATTATCCCCAGTGAAAAATGGGACGACCTAGTAGGCCCCATTCATGCCAAAGGCTTTACCATTGCAGGGGCAACCAAGCTTTCATTACTGCAAGATTTTTACAAGGTGATTGAAGCAGGCTTAGAAGATGGCATGAGTTTAGGGCAGTTTCGCAAAGAGTTCGATACTATCGTCGCCAAACATGGTTGGTCATATAAAGGTAAGCGCGGTTGGCGAACCAAGGTGATTTTTAATACCAACAAACGTACAGCTTATGCCGCTGGGCGTTGGCAACAATTACAGCGGGTTAAAAAGTATCGTCCTTACCTGATTTACATGACCGTATATGATGGCAATGTGCGTGATGCGCATTTGCAATGGCATAAAAGGGTTTATCACATTGATGATCCCTTTTGGCTAACCCACTATCCACCGAACGGCTGGAACTGCCGTTGCTTTGTTCGCTCAGCCTCTAAACAAGAAATAAAACGCCGTAAGTTAACTATCAGCCAAAGCGAGGGGATTAAACCAAGAGATATTGTTGATCCCAAAACAGGTGAAATTAAACAAGTAATTGACGGTATTGATTTTGGCTGGGATTACAACGTAGGCAAAGCATGGTTAGCCCCCGATGTTATTTTAGGCCAACAATTAATGGAGCTACCCGCCAAACTACGTAAACCTGCTTTAAAGTGGTTTGATAATGCCGTGTTCGACGAGCCTTTTAAACAGCTAGTCAACAAAACAGCTTTAAATATGGCTAAGAAAGAACTGACTAAACAAGGTGTGGCTCAAACAGTCGGCTATTTAACCGAAGATGTGATCAACTTTTTAGTGAAGAATAATCAAGTACCCATTGGTGCGGCACTTGTAGTA